AAAAACTCTATCTGATAACCAAACTCTGAATCTCTTGACTTAACATGACGAACTAATACTTCGCCATCTCTTGCTAAAGATTCAATAAATAATTTTTGACAGTCGATAAAGGTTAATCTGCCATTCGTTGTGCAATTACCTAAACGACACCATCGATGCCATTTCTCTTCAATGATTCTGTTTGCTACTAAATCCAAACTGCCATCATCGTTTCTTGCTTTCATTGATAAACGAATACCATTGTTGCCAACAACATTGGATTGCATCAGATTCAAATATCTTTGCACATAACTATCATTTCTTGCTAAGTCTCTTGATCTGTCTCTTAATAATCTTAAATTGGTTTTTATCTCTTCATCAGCAGATGTTGATGTTTGTAAGAAATCAGAAAATAATCTGCTGGTACTTGCACCATTGTATTTTCTCAAATTAAGAGTTTTTCTTCTTTTCGGTTTTCTTGTAAATCTGTCGTACCAAGCCATTAGAATTTAACCTCTATAGTGTTACCTGACCTTTGTTTATTTTTAATTCTTGCCTTTTTAATTTCTTCTAAATATTCTACTTTGTATCTATCTCTAAAAGTTAATAATTCATCTACTGACATTCTTGATAAAGAACGACCAGCTATGGAAAAAGAAGATTGATCTATTGATGCTCTATTCTCTAGAACAGCTTGAATATTATCTAAAACTTTTTTTGCATGACTTCTTAAATCAGCATTGGTATTAGCTAGATTTTTTACTACTGTTGTTCTGCCTGTATCTACTCTTATTCTTTGAGAATCAGCAGAACGAGTTATAAAAGCGTTCCAAACAAAATCACCATCTGCATAACTAGCTGTAGTTGACGATGCTACTTCAACAAAATAGGTATCATCAGCTTCAGTAGCAGTAATAGCAAACTTATGTGAGCCACCACCACCTGAATCTTCGTGAAATTCATAAGTTAAAGCATAAGCAGATGTAGGATATTCGTCAGCTAAATCATCTCTTCGCCATAATAATCTGTCGCCTACAACAATAGTATCTGGTTCTTGAGTTGGATAATTGGTTCTGTCAAATGCGTTGGACATACTTTATATACAAAAATTTCTTCTAAAAAAATAGAATTAAAAAGCATTTTATCATTAAAAGATAAATAAAATTAATTTAATTTATTTGCAAATAATAGTTGTAAATCTCTGTGGATTTGCTATTGTTATCATATAATTTTAAAAAAAAGGAGAAAATTATGATTATAAAAATAGAAAAAGAGTACCACAACAACACACCAAGCCTTCATGCCTTATCAAATCATGTTAGCTTTTATCAAAAAATAGCTGATGATTTTTGTGAAGAGAATGGTGGCTATACAAATCTTTCTGAAGAGCAAAGAGAAGTTCTTTTAGAGATGAATAAAAAAACTAATGTCACATTTGATGTATATGCACCAGCTAAAGACCTTGAACAGTACATCAAATACATCAAGAAAAATTGTAAAGAGCATGGTTTTGAAAAAACCCAAGTCTTATACAGCTTTTTCTCTAAGTGTCATGGCTTAGATACAGAGAACAATAAGTTTGAAACTGACAGGCTTATGAATTCAACAGCGATGCTTAATTTACCTGTTTCTATGAAACAGCTTCACAAATGGGCTAATCAAGCAGAAATTTCTGAAAATACAAAAAAAGAGTTTGGTGTTGCAGAAGAAGTTGCACATCACATTAGCGTCTTTGTGGCAGGTGACCTAATAACAATTTGGTTAAATTAATACCAAATTGAAAAAGAGCCACCTAATCAGGTGGCTTTTTTTTACCAATCATTAACCCAATGATTTCTTCTTCTGCGACTGATAAGGTTTTTCTTTTTAGTGTCTTTAGGTTGTGCTTCTTGAGATTCGCTTTTGGTTTTTATTTTATTTAGATTTGGCGAAAGAATATAAAATCCAGCAAGAGCATAAACAAAACAATCCAATGCTTCGTTTCTTTCTCTTGTTTGTTTCCAAACTAATTTTTTTTGTCCACGATGAAACTTAATAATTCTTTTTTCTGCTGTTAGTTGTTTAAAATATTCTTCATCAACTGTACTTGGGAAATGGATGTATCCAGCTTGATCTTCTTCTGCGACATTCAACCAACTGAACAAAGTATCTTTAGCAGTATCAGTTCCGATTGGATAAAGACTCACTCTTTGTCTGCCTGATTGTGTTGGTCTATTGGCAATTGGTTTGCCACTTATACTTTGTCCTTTGACAGCAAATACTCTTCTGCCTTGTCTTGGTTTTACAAAACCATAAACACTTTGTGTGGCATAACCTGAATCAATACAAGTTATTGCTATTTTTAATTTATGATTATTTTCTTTAGTAAATGAAGATAATAAATATTCGTCTAGTTCTTTCCATACTTCCAGTTGGTTAGGATCACCCCAAAAGATTTTGTATTCAATTACATATACTTGATTATCTGCTGACCAACCTACAACCTGTGCTTCTAATCTATCTGATTGGCAGTCAATTCCGCAACTGAGAACTAAAACATTTTCAGGTATAGTTTCATGATCGTAATTTTCTCTACGATTCAATAAACTATCTGATTCTATTTCTTCACCTTTTTCTGCAAAACATTCGCCTAATGATGTATTTACCCAAACTCGTAATTGTTCAGGATTATTTTTAGCAACTAAAAATGATTCTACAACTTCTTTCCATGTTCGCCATGATGAATACAATTCGTTTAAATGAAAACCAGCAACACTACTTTTATTGCCTTCTTGAATCCATTTACCATTTTGCATCATGTAAGGTTTATCGGATTCATCAATAAGAACTCCACAACTTTTGCAAACATAATTTACATTTTTTAAATCATCATCCCATTTGATGTTTGACCATTCTAAATGTTGATAGGTTTTACAATGTGGACAAGGTACATGATATTTTCTTTGATCTGATGTATTCCAAGCATCTTGGATTCTACTCATGCCATCTATGGTTGGTGTTGATGTCATTATGATTTTACGATTCCAAAAGGTAGATGTTCTTTTTCTTGCTAAATCTACAGGATCACCTTCAGGTGTTGGTTGGTATCTATCAACCTCGTCTAACAAAACAATCCTACATGGTCTTGATGATAATGATGCTGGTGAATTACTTCCTGAGATAACTACAAAACCACCGCCAAATGATTTGGATAATATGGTATTGCCACTATCTCTGCTTTTAGAATCTTTAACTTTACCTCTTAGAGCATCAGAAGCAGTAATCATTTTAGATAATCTTTGTGTTGAAAAGGCTCTTGCCATTTCTAGCGTTGGCATAACTACCAGCATTGGTGCTGGATCATGGGCAATATGATAGCCAAGTATATTTAAAAGTATTTCTGTTTTGCCAACTTGAGCAGATGACATGATGACAATGCTTTCAATATCTCTGTCATTGAGTGTGTCCATGATGCCACGCTGATATTCAGCACGACTTGTTTTCCATTGACCAGCTTCCGCACTAGATTCTGATGTTAAGACTCTATGATTGTCTGCCCATTCAGAAACATTAAGTTTCTTCGGTGGCTTGAACGTCTGTATCGACTGTTTCCAAATTATCTGTAGAGTTTTTTGGAAGTCCTGAGTTTGCGAGTTCATTTAATGCTTCATGTACTTCAGTTGTTATTAAATCTTCTACTTCAGCATAGGATTTAAGTCCTAAAACCTGATGTGTAACTTTTGCAGGTATATTTAATAGTTTAGAACGACAATTTGCAATAAAGTTTTGCCAAGTATCAATGACATCATCAGAATGAACTAACTTGCTTGATAATACTGCTACTTCTATCTCTTTGTGGTCTGCTTGATTTTTTGTAAGTCTCAGCTTCTCTTCGTTTATGTCATTTGGAACATCTTTAAGATGCAATCTTGCTCTTTCTCTTAAATATTGTATGTAGGCTTTACGACAGGCATCCATATCCATACCACCACGACCAATGCCTTTAGGTAGTATGCCTTGTGATACTAAATTAGAAATATACTGTTTTGTTAAGCCTAAATGTTCGCCAACTTCCTTTTGATTCGCCATACTTTATTGTTTATGTCTTTTTTTAAACTTCATTTCCCCAATAATCCCAACCATCTACTTTTTGTCTTGCAAATAGCTCTATTCTTGGTAAATCACCACACATAGTTAC